CTAAATCTTCCTGTCACCGTTCCACCATCATCGGAACGTATTTGATTAATATCTGCGTGTATTCTTCCTTTCACTGCGTGTTTGGTAATTGTATCAATAAAAGTAGTATGAGCTTTGTTAATTTCTCTCGCATTAGAAATACATTGAGCAAGTTCGTGAGGATGATTAGCTAAAAAATTTCTGGTAAAACTAGGTGCTTCTGTTTTTTCTGTTTTGTCATAGGGCAATTTCAATGCATCAAAAGCCTTTGCAATAGAGGTGGCTGTCCATAATTCTACATCTACTCCAGATAAGTCTTTGATTTTATGTAGTAATTTCTTTTCTTGATTTATTAAATTTTTCTTTATTGTGTTTGCTTTTTCTAAATCTACAGGAACTCCTTTAAATCTCATTTCTATTAAACAAGGAAATAATTTTGTTTCTAAATCAAATATAGAAGTTAATTCTTGAGCATATATTTCAGCTTGTAATCGTTGCCATAATTTTAAAGTAGACTCAGCATCTCTTTCTGCATATTGGCCAACATACAAAGAAGGAAGCCTCCACATATCTTTTTTAGGATCCAATCCATATTCTTTTGCTGCTGCTTGTAAAACTTTTTCATCCTTACCAATGCCAACATATTCTTTTGCTAATGAATCTAAACGATACGATAATCTATTTTCATTAATTAAAGATGCAGCTATCATTGTATCTACAATCTTTCCTTTAATTTCAATTCCTTCTGACCGTAACCAACACACGTCATACATTGCGTTATGAAAAATAAAAGTAATGTTTTCTTTTTTAAATAAATCTTTTAACCAAGAGATAACTAACTTCTTATCCATATTACCTTGTTCGTGACCAATAGGATAATAACCAGACCAACCTTCTACTGCGATTGCAACTCCTGCTATATGTCCTCTTCCAACCACGTTCCCCGATCCAAGTTCCATTAGCATTGGATCATTCGTCTCTAAGTCAACAGCAATTTCTTTATATCCGGTAAGATCTTTTAATTCATCAGGCATCACCCATTCTGTTTCCGGTGCAAATAATGGTATCTGTGTGGTTCTCATTTTTTCTTTTTTCTCATTTCTTCTATTTCTAATTCACAATAATGAATAATTTTTTTCAAATCTTCTATACCGTTTTTATCTTTATACCTGACTACGTATTTAATTACATTGCCTTGGAAAAAAGATAAGTTATTAGCTGTAATAAATGCATAAGGCTGTATGGTATGTTTAGAATAATGATCCCCACCTTCTTGACGATTAGAGGGAAATGCTTTTTCTAAATCTGATTTACTGGTCATAACAAATAAGCCCTTTCAAAATTTTTTGGATCTACTATATGTAATTCTTTTTTAGCCCTTGTTGCACCTGTATAAAACAAACGATGTAATTCGTCTGGATCGTGTGCAAACGTCTCCAATGCTGCATTGGTTAAATCTTGTAATAATAACACCTTTTCTGCCTCTCCTCCTTTAGCCCCGTGAATAGTAGACATTACTATTCTTGGATTTTTATTAATCTGCTCACCATTTGCTCTCATATTCCTTATATAGTTTTCTGTGAAAGTGTCTAGTCCTTCAAATGATTCGTACCAAACTTTGTCTGTCAATAATCCAAATTTTTCTTTACATTCTTGGATATTATATTTTTCTTCGGAATGTAATAATTTTCCTGTTCTAAACCCCTCTGCTACACTGGTTCCTAGGTATTCATATATATTTTTAATTTCAATATTATTTAAATAAGATCCTTTTCTCCAATTTTCCCAATTGTTTAAAGCTAATAATAATTTTAAACTGATAGAGTTCTTTCCTTTATATTGATAATACCAACCTCTTAATTCACATAACTCTTTCACATCATCTAAAAAATGATTCGCAGAGGATAAGACTAACCAATCGCCTTTAGACATATCTACTTGAGTCACGTCAGAATATCGTTTTAATAATCCTACTTCCTGTCTAGGTTTATAAGGTTTATTAAATCTATTCTGTACTTTATTAATAATTCTTTGTGATAGTTCGTGAATGGGTCCTCCTGGTATTCTATAAGATTGTTCTAAAGTAGTGATAGTATCTACTTCTTCTTTTAAAGTAATAAAATGATCTACGTCTGCACCAGCCCATTTAAAAATAGCCTGGTCATCATCTCCTGCGATATATGTTTTCTCTGTATTTTTCCACATACAACGAACCATATCCCATTGTAATAAAGATAAATCTTGAGCTTCATCAATAAACAATACTTCAAATTTAGGGCTTATTTCTTGTTGAATAAATTCTTCTAATAAATCTGTAAAATCTTTTAAATTTTTTTCTTTTTTAAAACGAGTTAATTCTTCTGATAATAAATATAAAGTATTTCTTTCTATATCTAAGATATTTTTTCTGGAATCATAGTAATCTAATAAATCCATTCTCTTCACTCTTGCTGTATTGATGATAGTTAAGTATTCATTATCGGAATTAAAAGTTCCATCTTCAGTAGAAAATTTAGCTACTTTGATTGGTATTCCACATTTCTCTCCAAATTCTTTATAGTCTTCTGGCCTCATCATTTTCTCTTTAGTCATACCTAACATTTTAAATGCATAAGAATGTAAGGTTCTGAAGTTTTCTAAATCTGTCTCTATATCTAAAGCAAACTTTTCAGCAGCTCTAGTAGAGGCTTCTCTAGCAGCTTTTCTAGTAAAAGAAAAATATCCTATTTGTCTTGGTCTTACGCCTTGTTGAATAAATTCATCGATTAAATTTAATAACGTTGTCGTCTTTCCTGTTCCCGGTGGTCCTAGTATTATCGTTTTCATATTTCAATAACTTATGTCTTAATTCTAAATTTTCTAATTCTAATATCATCTTTTCGTTTTTTAATGTTTCTATCTCCATCCTAAATCTAAGATGCCAATTAACACCAATATCAGTCATTAGAAATGATCTTCTTGATATGTAATAGAAGAAACACTTGCTTCTATCTTTTTCATTGTTTTAATTTTTATTAATCTTGGATTTTGTTTTTTAATTTGAATTCTTACTTCGTCTACAAAACAATCTAATTGTTTAATTAAATTACCTGTTTTAATTTTATCTAATTCCCAATTATTTTTTTTACAATAATTATAAAAATCTTCCATTCTAAAATAAGTAAATTCTCTTGTATCATCTGTGAAAGGAAGTTTATTAAAAATATCATCCATTGTTCTTGCAGATTGTCTATTGGTAGTCCAATCCTGTAATAAAGAAGTAATCTGGTTAATTGGATCTAAAGATTCTAATGGTTCTATTTCTTGTAATCCATTATCTAATAATGGTTTTAAATAAAATTGTTTCCAATCTTTTGGCTTTAATACAGGAACTAATAAATTTGCTTGATCTAAACAAGCCAAAGCAAACAATCCTGAATTATACAATTGTTCTGTTTTTAATTCTATTCTTGATTCCCCTACATCTAAAAACCATTGAGGTGGTTTAGATGAATATTTAGTTAAATTACCTAATGCTGGTATTTCTTCTTCTCCAAATCCAACTCCATATTTTTTCATTCTACACAAACCAGAACTGCATACAGAATTAATAGGTGCATCTTTACATCGGTATTTATCATAACCTTTTTTATTAATAGATTTAATTAATTGTTGAACCTCTGTATTATTCAAAGGTGGTTTCATATATTCTATATTTGATTTTACTAATTCATCTTCCCAAGAATCTGGTTTTGCTTGTTTGTAATAAACCGCTATATTAAACAATGCATTGTTCCTTGCACCTTCTCCGAATCCATCTTTTGCTAATTTATTTAAACAAGGTGGTCCTTCTATAAATGCATCTTTGTGTATTGGTTTTGATTCTTGAATTACAATATCTTCTATTTTATCTTGTGCATATTTGTCATATAATTCAAAAAATTCTTCTAAAGTAGCACCGTCTCCATTATCCTTAATAGCATAACGCAATCCATTCATTTGATTGTGGTAAGGTAAATTTAAAAAGTTTCCTGTATCTCCACGTTCCACGAGTATTTCTGTTTGTTTAGGAAATATTTCAGCACCTTCATATCCTAAAGTAGATGCCATTTTTTTTAATGCTCCTTGCATTTGTGATGCAGGGATAAAATCTTTTGTAAATAAAAATACGTGCGCCCCTCCAGATTTAGAACGACACACTATTAATGGTAATTTTTTAGATCGTATATCAGTGACTAATTCTTTGTGATTAAAATTATATTCATCAATATCAATACAGCCCCACTTACAAGAATTAGTTTCATTAATAGGTATGATACCTAATGCCGGTCCTACACCATTAATATGATTTTCCCAAAGTTCATCAGTTACATTTTTTCTAACAATAAATGCTCTGCCTTTTTGTTTTCCATTTTCTCCTCGTTCTCCTTTCTGATATTGACCGTATGCTATTTTTAATCCTTCAAATATATTTTTAAATTTTTCTTTCATTCATTCTCCTTTTGAAAGAGGGGCTTTCGCCCCTCTTTACTATTACATTAGAACGGTACGTTTTCTTCTCCCTTCTCGTCTTTAATGTGTTTTGCCTGAACGTCTCCTCCTCTCACGCTTTCAGCAAATCCTTTTGCTTGCTCATAAAGACCTCTGTCTTTTACTGGACCAACCTTAGATACAGTCCAACCAAACCAAGTACCTTTGTCGTTTGATTGTTGTACAGTCTTCATATTATAAACGTGACTGTAAATTGGTGGAGTAAAAAGTCCCTTTGATCCTTGGAGCTTCAATCCATTCATCATTGAATTCCAAGTCTTACTTATTTTTAACTGTGTTGATTTCATTGTAATCAATGCAGTTTCTGCACCTGTATCTTTAGTAACAATTACAAAATACGATGCAGTATTTTCAAGATAGTTACCATTCTTCAACCTATCTTTATTGGTTGAATCTCTAGTAGCCTCAGAGATGATACTGCTACTTGCAGAATGAACTGCAACTGGAGCACCAGCACCTTCTCCTCTATCTTGCCACTCAACATATTCCCTTTTGTAATAACAAGGGATTACATTGATTCCTTTTTCACCATCATACAATTCGCCAGTAACTGTATTGTAAATCATACCAGGTTCTGCACCTTGTACATATTTAGCATCACGTTTATTGACTTGTGGTGATAATTGCCCAAGTATTCTAAGAAATGGTAAAGCTAAATCGCTTTGATCCATATTCTCGAAGCCGACTTGAGCATCAGCTTCAAACAAACTTGCACTTGGCAAGTTGTCTTTTATTTTAGTCACGGTTCCCGTTTCATTTTTCACGGTTGTCGTTTGTTGTGTCGCCATTCGCGTTTCTCCTATTTCCGGCTAAGTTTAGTCTCGTCCTTTACAAATAAATGAAAGAACTCGGAAGGCATATCGAGGCCGGCCTCGATACGCTCCCGATATAGAGCTTTCAAAGTCATTGGCTCAACTTTTTCTTTCTGTTGAGGTTCATAACCTTGTTCAGCTGCAAGGTTCAGCAATTGCTTAGCCTTGTTATCTTCGCCAACACCAAAGGTCACAGCAACTTCATTTTTAATTAAATCGCCTAACCCATTGCTACGAAGCCATTCATACGCCTGACGTTTTTTATCTTCATCTTTTGGAAGAGTACAACTATATTTTCTCTTCACTTCTACGGAAGATCCGTCGGCAAGTTTCAAAGATTGCAATCCCTGTTCTGCTAACATATTAGGGATGATCTCTGAACTAATCTGATCATACATTGTTTTTAAATTTTTTGTATGTTCTTCAGAACTTTCAATTTGTTTTTCAATATCCTGAAGTCTTTGACATTGTAAAGCTAAAGACTCAATGTCTGTTTTTTCTATTAAATGTTCTTGATCCTGTTCCATCAAGTTAGTTAACTCAGTACTCATAACATTATCCTTTCTGATATAGATCGAAGTTTATTGGATAGTATTTAGCCTCTCGTCGATCCCATTTCAAGAGATTAAATTGACCATTAGTTTGGTCACTTACAATTGCACAAGAAATACCAATGACTGCTGGATCTCCTGTTAACAATAAATAATCTTGTTTTCTAAAGTCTCTTAAATTTTTTCTCATCTTAAACACAAATGGTGAAGATGAAAAAATAATTTGCGAATCAGGTCCATAATTAGGAAGACATATAACTAAGTATCCAAAGTTAGATGCACCTAAAACATTTATATTAGCAGGTGGTTCTTGTAATACATATACAAAATTTTCTTCCGGGTTCTCCTTATAAAATTGTAAGAAGTCCGCTAAAGATTTTGGTTTGTATAATTCAAAAATTTTATTCTTCATTCTATTATTCTCTTGACAGCTATATATCTATTATTATATGGATGTCAATAGAAAGAAAAATTATTTTATGGATTATAAATTTAAAACAAAACCTTACAAACATCAAATTACTGCATTAGAAAAATCTTGGAATAAAGAGGCCTATGCATATTTTATGGAAATGGGTACAGGTAAATCTAAAGTATTGGTTGATAATATGGCTATGCTTTATGATAAAGGAAAAATTAATGGAGCTCTTATTATTGCTCCTAAAGGTGTTTATCGTAATTGGTATTGTCAAGAAATACCAACTCATTTACCGAATCACATACAATCAACCGTTGTATTATGGAACGCAACAACAACAAAAAGTAAACAAAAAGAGTACGAAACTTTATTAAAATCTGATTATAATTTACACATTTTAGTTATGAATGTTGAGGCTTTTTCTACTCTCAAAGGTATTGATTTTGCATCTCAATTTTTACGAACCCATAAAACATTAATGGTAATAGATGAATCAACTACTATTAAAACCCCCACAGCAAAAAGAACCAAAGCTATTATTAAATTAGCACAACATTCTAATTATAGAAGAATCTTAACAGGTTCTCCGGTTACTAAATCACCCTTAGATTTATATACACAATGTGAATTTTTAGATCCTTGGTTATTAGGATTTCAATCTTATTATGCTTTTCGTTCTAGATATGCTCAGATGGTAGAACGAAATTTTGGGGGAAGAAAAGTTCAGTTAGTAGTTTCTTACAGAAGATTAGATGAACTATCTAATAAATTAGAATCATTTTCTTATCGTGTATTAAAAGAAGATTGTTTAGATTTACCAGATAAAATTTATATTAGAAGAACGATAGAACTTACAGAAGAACAAAAGAAACTTTATTCTACAATGAAACAAATGGCACTTGCTCAATTAAATGGAAAATTATTAACTGCCCCTAATGTTCTAACTCAAATGATGCGCTTACATCAAATTACTTGTGGTCATTTCAAATCAGATGATGGAGAAATACAAGAATTATCTTCTAAACGATTAGAAGAATTAATGTCTGTATTAGAAGAGACTGAAGGTAAAGCTATTATTTGGGCAAACTATATCTATGATATTGAACATATTGTAAAAACTATAAAACAAGAATATGGAGAAGATTCTGTAGTTCAATATTATGGTGCTATTGATTCAGAAAAAAGACAAAAAAATATAGAACAATTTCAAAATCCTGATTCACCTGTTAGGTTCTTTGTAGGCAATCCACAAACAGGAGGATATGGAATTACTTTGACAGCAGCCAATACAGTTATTTATTATTCTAATGGTTATGATTTAGAAAAAAGATTACAATCGGAAGATAGAGCTCATCGTATTGGTCAAAAAAAATCAGTTACTTATATTGATTTAATAGCTGAAGGAACTGTAGATGAAAAAATAGTTAAAGCACTTCGTAAAAAAATAAACATTGCTTCAGAAATTCTTGGGGAAGAGTTAAAAGAATGGATTTAAGGTATTTCACGATAAGCTATAAAAGAGCGGGAAATAAATTCCCACTCTTCTAATGTATAAGGCAACATTATTTTACTTCAATGTCCTTTACTTCAATTTCTTCTGGTTCTTGAACACCTAATTTTACAGACAATACTCCGTCTTTCATTTCAGCGTCATTAACCACTACATCGTTTCTTAATTGAAACTGTTTAAAGAATTTTCTAGCTGCTAATCCTTTTTCAATGTACTCTTTTTCTTTGTCATCTACTTGACCAGAAACAGTTAATACACCGTCTTTATACTGAACTTTAACATTTTTCTTGTTAAAACCAGCAAGACCTAGTTCAATAGCATATTCACCTTTTCCGTATTTTACTACATTGTAAAAAGGAAAAGCTTGTGCTTTTGACCAGCTATCGAAAATACTATCAAAAGTATCACCGAACATTGTGTTTGATTTATCCCAAATATCTTTTTGGAATTTGTTAATTAATTCTAAACCTGTCATATAACCTCCTTGTTAAGCAAAGTTTATAGGCCAGCCACATTGCTGCACCTTCGTCATATATAGGGGGTACCTGAGTATTGTCAAGAGGTGATTTCGTTTGTCTACGTGTCTATAATTAAGACTTTTTTATAAAGATTTGCTTGGAATTTGAATATGAGCTAATTTTTTTCCTTTATTAGACCCACTCTTAATTGTGTATCCAGGACCATCTTTATTGATATCCACTTCTTTTCTAGTTTTTAATAACAATTTTTCTTTTGCTTCTTTTTCTTTTTCACTATGATTTTTTATAATTAAATGTTTTAGTCTGTCTTTATATACGTGGTATCCACCAGACACATCTTTTAATCCGTTTTCTCTATCTAAAAATTTATAATCTATTTTTACTATATCAAAGTCTTTTTGTATCTTTTTACAAATAGTTTCAGCATCAAATTCACCACAACTATATACATCAAACTGCATTAAAGCTGGAGATGGTTCATCCCAAACGTGCATTACAATATGTGAAGTTTCAATAATAGCTGCACCAGTAATTCCTCTATTGCCCGGTACATCGTGATAGATAACATAAGGACCCATTAATACTTTCATATTAATAAAATCAATAAAATTTCTTAACCAATCTGTTAGATGTTGTGTATCCATTGGTGGTTTTATTGCTTCAGCTCTGACAATAAGATGTTTATGTACTAATACCTCATTGTTCATAAGCGGAGCTACCAAGGTTTGTAGACAACTTTATCGTTGTCATCACGCACTGCGCGCAAAGTTTGATTACGATTACCATCACCGGTCCACGATACGTGAACCCAACCACTGTTTGGTTGTCCATCTTTATAAAATTCTAAAATAAGTTGGTCAAAATTTAAATTGTTTTTAATCCACATAGCTAACTCCATATTGTCAACCCCTGGGATTTCTAGATCTGCGGCCTTTCCTTCTGCGTGTTGAGAAGTAGGTTTAGATCCAATATTGATACACAGTTCCGCTGATCGGAACCCGCTAGAGATAATGACTGGTTTGTCAAACTCTGAACGAATTGGTTGAAGTACGTTAATACATAAAGATTTCAAATTGTCAATCTGATCTGGAGATGGATTATTGGGGATGCCTTTTCTTTCAGCCACCTGACTTTTAGTAAGCTCCGCTAATTCAAAATTGGCTGATAGTTTCATTATTTCAGTATTTTATCAAAAAAGAACATCGCGACTGTTCCCACTGTCGCTAAGAGAACCCAGTAGATCTTGTCTACCTTACCGCCCAATTTCTCAATGTCCTGATGAATATGCTTTTGTGTACATCGAATTTGGTCTACATCACGTTTCACTCCTGTAACGTGTCCATATAAAGATATGATATGTTCTCCGGTTGTTTCTGGTTTCTTGCCGTTAGCCATTTAATTGTCCTGTTCTTCTGTTAGCTATTAATTGTGAAAGTGTATCACCTGGGAAAAGATTTGCCAACTGTTGATTAAATAATATTGAAGAACCTGTTACAGCTGTTCCTGTAGGAGGAACAACTTGTCCTGTAGGTGGAACAAAAGCTTGTTGTTTAGTTATTGGTTGTGGTTGTGGTTGTTCTGTTGTAGGTTCAATTTGTAAAAATTGAAACTCATTATCTAATAATTTTAATCTTCTATTATTTCTCATTGTTTGCATTATAAGGGGTCTTGCTTGATAATAAGGATTAGGTAAATTTATTTCTTCTTTTTGATTCAAGTCTCTATTAATTTTTGCAATTCTTTCTTCAAAGAATTTACTAGGAACATCTGGTGTATATATTCCTCTATATAAATTTTCTAATACTTCTTTTTTAATACCTGGTCTTTTAACTGTTTCTCTTATTTTTGAATTAGAAACACCTAAAGTTTTAGCTGCTACAATATTTTTGTACATTTCTTTTAATATATTAAATCTTCTAGATTCAGAATAATTATATGCATTAACAATTTCATCTGGAGTTACTCTTCCTCCTTTTAATAAAGGAGAAGTAAATAAATTTCTACTTTCATCTAATGCTCTACTAAAAGTAGTAGTTAAATAAACTAATGATTTTTCAGGATTAGATTGTATTTCTCGCATACCATATAAACTACCTAATTCATCTGATAATTTATGAAGTTCTCCATATCTATCTGCTTTTCCAGTAGCAGCTTGACCTAGTCTTTTTATTTGTTCATAAGAACCTGGTTTAAATGTTTCACCAATATGCAACATTGCTTTACCTATTTTTACCATAGTTTCGTCTTGCGGATTCCAAACTTTTCTTCCATTTCTACCAATTCCATCTCTTAAAACAGCATCGAATAAAGCTTCTGTAAATATAGATTCAGTAGCATATGGTTTTAATATTTCATTTGCACTTTCTATCATTCCATTACCTAATGCTTTCATTAAAGTATCTCTATCTTTAACACCATTGGATAATGCATTTACAATAGTATTAAAAGGTCTAACTAAAGTATCATAAGCATTAGAATAACTAAAATCTATATATTTTATATAACCTTTTTCATTTCTTCCCGTAGGTATTAATGTAGAATTTCTAGACCACTCAGGAACGCCTACTCTTTTTAAAGCATCCATTTCTTTTGTGGTCACATCATTTTTTGCTTTAAATGTTTCTACTAATCCTAGTGGTGCTCCTACAGTAGTTGCACCAAAACTAAATAATCTTTTATATCCAAGACCTACTAATTCTGGAATACCACTTGTAATTTCATCAATAGATTGTTGAAATATATTATGACCTGTTCTCATTATTTCTAATGGAAATGCAATAAAATTTCCAAAAGGAGTTTGTCGTAATGCTCTACCAGTTCTTCCAATATAAGCATAGTTTGGTACTTGGTTTCTAGTTAAATTACCTGCTACCTCATCTAAAAAATTTTCAAATATTTCTTTAGGAGTAGTTCCACTATTAATATAATCAACTCTAGGTGCAATTTTTCTAAAATAATCTGATATTGCTTTACCATTTTTCATCCCAGCAAGTGCTGTTT